AGAGATAGGCTTGTATCCTTCACGAGTTTTTGGCTAGTTCACTTCCTATCAAACTAGCGCCCATGACCACTAAACAATTTAACCAGGCACTTCACGATTACTACGATCCCCCAGCGAGGGATGCGGTAACAAAATGGGTGAAGATGAAATGGGGATTGGAGTGTAGGGAAAACCCTAATGTGTATGGAGTAGATTTGCTCGTATATAGAGCAGATAAGTTAGTTGGTTATATTGAAGTAGAAGTTCGGAGTTGGGATTACTGCCACTATCCCACCATTCACTGCTCACACAGAAAAGAGAAGCTATTTCAGCAAGATCGCCCTGTGCTATTTTTTGCACTAACTCACGACTTAATCCATGCGTATTGGGTGAAAACTCAGGTGATTGAAGGTAGTCCATTGATAGAGGTCAAGAATACAGAAGTTCCTGCTGGTGAGTTGTTTTTCGATGTCCCAGTCAAGCATTTTAAATATGTAAACCTTACAGACCCATTTTAAGATAAATACAAAGCTCTTTCATCTTTTCGCCTGGTAGTTAGTCCTTTTAATTCTTTACCACCGGCCTTATTCCACTTTAGAAATTCCTCCGCAGCAGACTCATATTCGCCTCGATTGTGTTTCATCCGAAGGGTAGAATTTTGGAGATTACCGAGTCCAACATTAAAGGCAAAGCTGGTAAGTGCGCCAAAGCGACCAGCAGTAAGGCCATTAGGACATAATCTTCGTACCCCAGCTTCAAACCTTGCCAAATCTTCTTCCAACAATTTGTCCACTTCTGCCATAGAGAGAGTTCTGTCCCATCCGTCTGGGATTGGTAAATTTTTTCGTTCATCAAGTTTTACCTTTATATGATTAGGGTCGATAACTCTGCCAACTCCTACAGTCCATAATAAAGCTGGACACCGATAAGGGCGCACTCGTATGCCCTCATGGTGTTTAATCATCTCAATGACTTTATGGTCAAGCATTATTTGCTTTTAAAAGCCTGCGATCCGAACCAGAATGAAACAACACTTGCCCAGATAATTTGTGTTTCGCCATCCCACAACACATCAAGAGCAACGCTGAAATCTACGCCAGTTTTAACGGCATAATAAAAGCCAAATATCTCTACAAAAGCAAATAAAAAGAATAAGCCATAAGTAATAAATGAGCGAGTAAATGCTCTAGCATTAATCACCCATTGCGCTGCGCCCTGACCGATAGCGATGTCGTGTGCATAAAGAGCCTCACGCTCCTTTTCTGCGCTTTGTATGCTGATCTGCTCTGTGCGGATTTCTTCTACTCTGGCTTGGGCTACATAGCCCTCTTTGAGCATTTTTAACTCACGCTCAGTTTGCATTTGTGCTAACTGTAGTTCATGCGCCTTATCAGACTTATCTTGAAAATAGTCCATTAGCTTTGGCAGGCCACCAGCCAAAAACGATACGAGAGTTGTAAGCAAAGTAAACATATTAACCTTTAAATAAATAAATACCGAAAGCTAAAGCGGCTGTAGCAACAACCCAAGCCCACATAAACATATCAAAATCATTTTTCACTTCCACATACCCCAAGTACACTCGTAAGCAATCCAAGCCGCAAATATGTAACAGAGCAACATAACGCTTTTCATTACTCGCCTGTCGTGCTGCTCCAAGTATTTATCTTGCCGTTCTTCCCACAACTTTCTTGCCTTAATACCTTGTATTTCATCCCAGGCGTGACTACCGTATTTCTTAGTAATCTGCTCTTGAATCTTTGTTTCTGACTGCCTAGCTATTAAAAGTCTTTGCCACTCATCAACTGCTTCAATAATGGTTGCGCTATCAGGATTAACTTGCCTAGCTTTTTTTCTTGACTCAGTTCTTTCTTTTGCTGCTGAATCTGCTAATTCTAAGACACCGTCAATTGCTTTAGATAATTCTTTGCTTGCTTTTACCGACTCATTAATACTGCTGGTGACAGCTTTAACGCCATCGGTAATTCCGAATGGATCTGACACATTATTTGCTTGTAAAGTAGTGGCTTATAAAACCAATAAATGTAGAAAAGGCTGATACAACAGCGATGCCCATCCAGAACCCACCTTTTCCTTTATTGGCAAGAGCTAATAATTCCTCCATGCCAACCTCTAGTTTGTCTATCTTTTTTTCCATAGCATCTACTTGAGCTACGAGTTGTCCATACTTAAAGAGGTCGATTTCTGTAGACATAGATTACTCGTAAAGAATGTTAATTGAACCAGCATCGAAGGTGTCTGTGCCGTTTACTGTGGTGATGCGTATCATATTTAATACTCCAGCAAGGGCTTTAGAACCAGCAGCAGTATTTAAACCATCGCCATTTGTAGCATCAATACTATAAACAGAACCATTACAAGTCCAAGTATTTGAACCTAAAAGTGAAAGCACAATTGTTCCTTGTAAAGAAGCAGTACTAGCCCCTGCGTGTTGCAAAATAAATCCTGTTGTAGCTATAACTCCTCTTGTTGTATTAACTGTAGTTTGAACATTAGAAACCATTGCAGAATAGCCTGTTGTTTCGGGTGTTCCACTTACCCCAAGTTGTATTTGTTGAATAGAATTGCCATTAACAGAAACGCCAGTTAACATTACAGTAATTCGTTTTACCCAAGATGGAAGGCTAGTAAAGTCAATAGATGTTCCGCTTGTAGATGCTTGTGCAGTACCGCTAGTTAAAGGATAAGCTCCAGTAGCAGATGTCCAACTTGTTCCATCTGAAGTTAATACATTATTGCTTGTACCTGGTGATACTGTAGTTATTGCAGAAGTACCATTGCCAATCAATACTCCTTTAGATGTATGTGTGGCTGCGCCTGTACCGCCCTGCGCTACAGTTAATGCAGTAGTTAAGCCAGTTATAGAAGTAATGTCTGAGTTAGCGCCACTACCAGCAGCACTTAGATTTGTTCTAGCGTTAGCAGAAGTAGATGCTCCTGTACCACCAGATGCTACAGGCAAAGCAGTAGACATCACTACAGCACCAGTAAATGTAGTAGATCCTGTTACGGCTAAGTTTCCACCTACAGTAAAGTTATCGCCTGATGCACCTGTTTGTTGGTCTTTTAGTTGGCTCATTAACTCACGAATAGCATTGTTAATGCCAGATGGAGCGCAGCCTTCTGCAATATTTATACTGTCTATATCTGTATTGTTAGCTGGTGTGCTATCAAATTCTGAAATTTTTGTTTTTGGCATTTTTTATCTCGTTAAAAGGGTTGTTCTTCTTGATCGGCAGGAATTGGATTTGTTAATAATCCACGAGTAGTAGTTGCTGGGACTGCCCCAAATCTACTTCTAATTACCTCGGGCATCCTACCTAAAGCCATCATTTCTTGTAATTGGCGAATTTGATCCATACCAAGTTGTGTTGCTCCAGCTCTAGCTAAGCCACCAACAGCAGGAACAGTTGCTCCACCAATAGCAGCACCAACAGGGCCACCTAGCAAAGCTCCAACTCCAGCGCCCATACCAGAACCAACACCAGTTTGTAATGGGCTTGTTCCTGCATACTTACCAGCCCATCTTAAAAAGTTTTGTAATTTACCACCTTTTGCAGCAGCAATAATTGCATCTTGTTCGGTCTTAGTAAAAAACTTTAAATCTTCTGAATCTGCAAGATTTACTAATTTTCTACGCAATGCAGTTTCTAATCCTGATTGTGAATAATTTGCAGTTGCTCTTAGTTCTGCGCTTTGCAAAATATCTTCAAGTGCTTGGGTTTTATTATTTCTTGTCCATAAAGCACGAGCATCTTTAAGTGCTGAAATAGCAGTTTTAGAATCACCTTTTAAAATATCGTTTGCACCAAGATTGTTAATGTAAGCATCAAATTCTTTTAATGCTTCTTTTGCATACTTTCCACTTCTACCACCAGATCCTTGTGCATCTCTAATAAACTGACGAGTTAAATCTAATTGCTCTAATGTTTGTGGAGTTTCAAAACTTTGTTGCAATCTACGCTGTACTGCCATTGCTCCAGTATCTTCTTGCGGATCAATAGCAATACGATCAGAAACGCTTTTAACAATTGATTGGCCTGCATTTTGTAGGCTTTCTGGTTTAATTACTGCACCAGCTTTAGCGGATCTTGCGTAGGCATCTGAGGCTGATGCTCTTAATTCTTTTGCAGTAGGAGCAACTTCTCCTTGCCGACTTTTTACACCAAATGGTGCGCCCAATCCCATAGCAGCAATTAATCCAGCTAAAGGACTTCCTGTAGCCTCAGTAACAGCTTGTGCTGTCATTTGCTGTGGAGCAGCAATAACAGCTTGCGTAATAGGAGCTTTGCCCATTTGCTCTGCAACATTTCTAGTTACAACGGATGCGCCTTCTTTTGCTAGTCTAGCTAAAGATGGCAATTGCGCTCCAGCACCGCCTATGCCAGCACCACCAGCCTCTATTACACGCTCTTTAGTGCTTGTTGGCTCTGCATAACCAGCTTTAGCCATATATTCTGATGCTAATTGACTTGGCATAGCTAATCTGCCTAAATCAGCACCAGTAATTTCTTTTACTCCACTAGAGGCTAAATTAATAAGTGTATTAAGAACATCGCCAATTGGTAGTGCCATTGATCCAACTAAAGCACCAGGCGCACCAGCTATAGCACCACCAGCCAAAGCACCAGTAACAGCAGGCGCAGCTCCACGAGTTAATAACTCTCCAACACGACCAGCAGTAATCGGTTGTTCCTCAAATGGATTTGCTTGTTGTTTTATGTCAAATTCATCAAATGGATTAGCCATTATTATTGTCCTTGTAATGCTGAAGCAGCAGCACCATTACCATATTTTTGATCAAAAAATCTTATCATTTGTGGACTAGGATTGCTTTGTAGTTTTTGAATTGCGCCACTTGGAATACCAGTTATATCTATTTTTCTTGGCGTAGATATTGTTTTTCTTATATCTTCCCCACCACCATAAATAGAATCATATTTTTTAATCATGTTTTCTTGTGTTTCTGTGGTTAAACCTTTTAATTCTCTCAAGTTTTTAATAACTTGATCTGCTGTTTGCGCTTGGTCTAAAGAGCCATAAATAGACTCAAAACGAGGCCATTCTTTTTCAGTCATATTGCCTACTGCTCCACCAGTTTTTGATTCTGCTCTCATTTTTGCAATTGCAGATAAAGAAATAGCAGATTTAACTCTATCTAAATCTCCTTTAGCATTTGCGGCAGCAGTACCACCAATTCTTGATTGAAGCTCTCCACCAAAACCAGTTGCGGATTTTATTCCGGCTTGATTTTGAAGAAGTCTATCTACAGTATCATTAATATCACGCATACTTATTGCAATACTTGTAGTTGCTGCTTGTTCTTGTGGCTGAACAATCATTAGTTCTTGTCTATTTTTTAAAGGTAAAGATGGGCTTGCAATTTGTGGTACGCCTTTTCTTTCTGTTTTTGGTATATCTGTTACTGATAATCCTTGGGCATCAGGAGTTGTAGTTTTTTCTGTTATTTGTCTGTTTAATGATTCAGCAGCACCACCTAAAGACATAATTTGCTGACTTGTTGGTGGCATTTTTCCAGTAGCAAGTTTATATTGTTGTTGTGCTTGTAATAAAACATCTCCACCAGTACCAGTTTCATAAACAAGTTTAGTTGCATCTATTACATTTTTAAGAGCATCTCCAGGCTTACCAATTTGACCAAACGCTAATACATCTGATTGAGCTTCTTTTGGCAATCTAGCAAAATTAGTTGTCCCGTATTTGCTTTGTGAATACTGTTGTTGTTGGTCTGATAGTTTTGCTGCTGGGCCACTAATTGCATTTCTTAACGACTCTATCATTGCAGCATTTCCAGACATTGCTAATTGTGGAGCAATTTTTTCAACATCAAAACCGCCTGGAGTTTCTACTACAGCAGGGCCTACTTCTGATGGTATGGCAGTTTGTTTTGGTGCTGTATATGCACTAGCAAGAAGTGCTTGTAATTGTTGCGCTTGTTTTTGCTTACGCACTAACTCTTGAACTTGAGTAGCTTTAATCATGTTCTGTAACGCAGAATCTATTTGACCTTGATAGCCACCTTGAAAGCCTTGTAGTGCCTCACTAAATCCACTTCCTTGTGGCATTAAAGATGGTGCGCCTGCTCTAGAAAATGCTGCGCCTGCGCTTAATAATCCAGACGCAAGTGCTTGGTTACGCAGAGATGACATATCATCTTCTGATAATAAGCCTTCATAATACGATGGAATTATTGCCATATTTGCCTCAGATTAAAGATATTCTAGGTTGCTTAGATTGTTGTCTGTCTTGCAATAAAGAGAGTAGTGCAGTAGTTGTATCTACTGGTTGTCCTCTACGCATCATTGCTTGCAATTGAGCCATTCTGTTTTGTTCTGCTTGTTGAGCAGTATTTTGCTCTTGCATTTTAGATCCACTTTGCCCTAATTGGCTAATTGCTTTTTGTTGAGCTTGTTTTTTGAACATATCTTGCATTGTTTGGCCTGATGCTTGTTTAGCAAGGCCTTCCTGCTTATATAATCCTTGCTCTGTATTGCCCATTAGTCTATCTAAGTAATTTACATTACCAGCATCTACACCTTGAGATTCTGCAAGCATATTTAGGTATTCTGGTGTGTAAGCAGAGCTAGGAAGTGAAAAAGCCTCTTGACCAGCAAATGAGCCAGCATTTAAACCAAGGTTAGATAAAAGACTATTCATTCCACCACCACCAGCAGTAGCACCAGCACCCTCTGCTGCACCAACACTAGCAGCTCCACCCTCACCTAATGCGCTTATTGCAGCAGGGCCACCAAAATAAGCAGCCACTAATGCAGCAGGGAAACCCCAGCTCATATTGAATGGCATCTCCCTATTCATAAAGGTATCAGCCTCAGAAAACCCTTTACTTATTGGTTTATAAATCTCATCTAGGAAATCTAAGTTCATTATTTGTCCTAAACTAAATCGTAGCGAACTTGTTTAATTCCATCTGCACGAGTAATAACTGCTTGTGGAGCAACTTCTTCCACTTCGTGAGCCATGTAACCAATAAACTTGCCATGACCAGCTTGGTCTTTCCACTTGGGCTTATAGTCAAACATATAAACTGGTAGATTGTGTTTACCATTACCAATATTGACAATATTTTCTTTTGTACGAATATCGGAAAATGCAGTATAGAGTTGTGCGCCTGTACCAGCAATTCCTAGCAAGTTACCTAGAGCTTGTTGTCCTGGGTTAGAGTAGATAGGCTGTTGTGATGTAGAAATACCGCCACTAGGTGCGCCATATACGCCACTTAGGAATGATTGCAGTTTTGCTTGTGGAAGATTTTGCTCGTAGTTGTAACGATTGATTTGGTCTTGCAATGCAGTCTGAGCATAACCTTCTCTGCCTTGTCCGATTGCTAGTAAACGCTGAATATCTCCGTAGTCTGCCTCTGCCATGCCAGGCGCAGCAGCAGTAGCAGCAGCCTGTCTTGCTCTTTCATCTGCATAATTCTGATAGGCTAACTTTCCAGCAACATCAGTAAGCGCAGTAGCAAAAGTGCCACCGGCACGATCTGTCAATTGACCATAAGCGCCAGATCCATAGCGACCAGCACTAGAGGCTTTAGAGGCTACATTTTGGATAGCATCATAGTAGGATTGTTGAGCAGCCTTAGCAGCAGGATTAAATGCGCCTTGAAAGAAAGGGTTTCCGCCTAAGTATTGACCCTGTACATTAGCCAAGTTTTCAGCCTGTGCTGCCCTTAGTAATGGACTGCCAGCCATAGCTCGTTGTTCACCAGACTGTAGCGCAGATAAAGTGGTTTCCGTAGGGCTTACATAGGTTTGCCCTGGGAAGTAGGATGGGCCTTGTGCTTCGTATAACTTCCTAGCCTCACCCAAACCAAACTCTACATAAGGCTTGAGCATTGGATCAATTTCGTTGCGAGTAGTAGTAGTTCTTTCTTGAACTTGTTGTCCACCGCCACCGCCAAAAAGACTTCCTATTCCACCCATATCAAATTTCCTTTATCCATTTTCTAGGCCTAAACCCATATTTTCTTGCTATCACATCCCATCCTTTACGATGAGAATCAAAAGTTACTGTACTTGCTCCACCAGCTTTGGCAATCTCTAATAGAGCCTGCCAACAAGGATCGAGGTTATGCTCAAAATATGAACACCATATATGTAGATTATCGCCTTGGGGTTGCAGAACCGAAAAGCCTACTATTCGGTTGTCCTGCGAGAAAGCCCATAAAAGAGCCTTGTTATTGAAACATTCTACATATACATCCTCTGGAATCCATCCTTCGGGTGTCTTACTTAAAATCTTTAATAAACCTTTTCTAACATAATCCCAGTACAGCCTCAAATCCTCTGGTTTTA